AGGCATGGTGGGAAGAACAAGCCGCAGCTTACATGGTTGAGAACAAAGAAAGCGACCGATTGAATGCAAGCCTGTGGTCAAGGTCAATGGCTGCAAGGTTTCCAAAGAAGTACAGGGAAAGCACAAAGCAAGAGATTACAGGCGCGGATGGTGCGCCATTGCTTACAGGCATTCAGGTGACATTTGTGAAGCCCAATGAGTGATGTATCAAGCGCCATTGCCAATGCTGAGTTTCCAATCAAGCTACAAGGCTTATTCAAGCCATCACGCTACAAGGTAGCCTACGGTGGACGTGGTGGCGCCAAGTCTTGGGGGATAGCTAGGGCATTGCTGATCAAGGGCGCTAAAGAGCCGCTACGCATATTGTGTGCGAGGGAATTTCAGACCAGCATCAAGGATTCAGTTCATAAGCTGTTGTGCGACCAGATCGAATCCCTTGGCTTGCTGGGTTTTTATGAAATCACCCAAAACAGCATTAGGGGAAAAAACGGCACAGAGTTTGCCTTTGCTGGCCTGAAGAACAACATTGCAAACATTAAATCCTATGAGGGCGTGGACATTTGCTGGGTGGAAGAAGCCCAGACCACGAGCCGCCTTAGTTGGAATGTGCTGATACCTACCATCCGAAAGCAGGGCAGCGAGATATGGATTTCGTTCAACCCTGAGTTGGAAACAGACGAAACCTATCAACGGTTTGTGTTGAAGCCGCCTGAAGACTGCATCCAGATCAAGATCAACTGGTCGGACAACCCTTGGTTTCCTGAAACGCTGAAGCTGGAAAAGGACGCATTAAAGAGCCGTGACCAAGAAGCCTATAACCAAGTCTGGGAGGGCTTATGCCGCCAATCGGTGGATGGGGCTATCTTTGCAAAGGAACTTCAGCAAGCAGAGATTGAGGGCAGGCTAACCCGCGTGGCCTATGACGCAACAAAACCCGTCCACGCCATCTTTGACCTTGGCTGGTCTGATAGCACATCAATCTGGTTCTTGCAGTTTGTGGGCATGGAAACACGCCTGATTCGGTACATTGAAGACAGTCAGAAGACCATGACGCATTACTTGGCAACCATGCAGACATTTGGTTATGTATATGACACCGTTTGGTTGCCGCATGATGCTGAGAACCAAACACTGGCAGCGGCTGGGCGTTCTATTGATGACATTGTGAGGGCTGCAGGCTACAAGACGCGGATTCTGCCCAAAGTGCCTATTCTGGATTCAATCAACGCAGCCAGAACAATATTCCCAAGCTGTTGGTTTGACCGTGAACACGCAGCAGAGGGCATTAACTGCCTGCGCCACTACCGATATGAAGTTGACCCAGTAACAGGACAGTTCAGCCGCAACCCATTGCACGACCATTACTCGCACGGGGCAGATGCATTCCGCTACATTGCCCTGATGATTCAAGACACACCAAAGCGCAAACCCAAAGCCCAAACCGCCACAGTTGGCAGTTGGATGGGTTAGTGTGATAATTTGGTAACAGATTCAGAGGGCTAAATATGGCTTATCAAGACGCAGCAGGCAAAGACGACAGAATTAATAAAGCCATTGAATTTTGGCGGCTGGTCAATGACGCAGACTCAACCAACCGCGCCGAAGCATTGCAAGACATTAAGTTTGCTGCTGGCGACCAATGGCCTGTTGAGATTCAAAACAGCAGAAACGTGGAAGCACGACCCTGCCTGACCATTAACAAGATTGATGCCTATGTGCGACAGGTAACTAACCAGCAGCGGATGCAACGCCCACGCATCAAGGTGCATCCTGTGAATAACTTGGCTGATTACAAGATTGCCCAAGTTATTGAGGGCATGACCCGCCACATTGAAGTCAATTCAAACGCTGACACTGCTTACGATACCGCCTTTGATTACGCTGTGCGGATGGGCTGGGGCTACTGGCGCATTAATACCCGCTACACAAGCGAGGATTCATTTGATCAGGAAATCTACATTGACACGATTGATAACCCTTTCACCGTGTACTTTGATCCCAATTCAATCCTGCCTGATGGATCAGACGCTGAACGTTGCCTGATTACCACGGTGCTGGATAAAAAGGTTTTCAAGGATTATTACCCTGACGCTGATGACGGTGCAAATTTCACCCAGCGTTCTACGGGGGATGACACTGCAAGCTGGATCACCAAAGAGGATATTCGCATTGCCGAATTCTTTTATGTTGAACGTGAACGGGCCAAGCTGTATTTGCTGAGTGATGGCACACGCCAATTTGCTGACTCTGACCGATTCTTTGAACGGGTTGAAGCTGCGGGTTTGACCGTGGTTGATGAACGCGACAGTTTCCGCAAGGCAGTTAAATGGGTCAAGATGACTGCCTTGGAAGTCTTGGAAGAAAAAACATGGGCTGGCAAATACATCCCTGTTGTTCCTTGCTATGGCGCACAGGTCATCGTTGATGACAAACGCAAAAAGTACGGTCTGGTCAGGTTTGCCAAAGACCCACAGCGTATGTATAACTTCTGGCGCACCAGTATGACCGAATCGGTTGCCCTTGCACCAAAAGCCAAATGGTTGCTGGCAGAGGGTCAGGATGAGGGACACGAAAACGAATGGGCGCTGGCTAACATTAAATCTAGCCCCGTCCTACGGTACAAGCAAAAAGACATTGAGGGCGTACCAGCCCCAGTGCCGATTAGACTGCAACCAGAACCACCGCCCCAAGGCATCATGGAAGCCGCTGGCGCTATTTCCGCAGACTTGCAGATGGTGCTGGGCATCCTTGATCCCAACCAATTACCTAGTGGCAACATTTCAGGCAAAGCCTTGCAAGGTCAGCAAAACCAAACTGATCTGAGCAATTTTCATTTTTACGACAACATGACCCGATCAATCAGGCATACAGGCAAAATCCTGTTGGACTTGATCCCGCACATCTACGATACCCAACGGGTAATGCGGATCATTGGTTCAGACGGTCAGCCAGACATGACCACCATCAACGAAAAGAACGAAGTTGGTGAAATGCTGAATGATGTGACTGTGGGCGAATATGATGTGGTGATGGACACAGGGCCGGGCTTCCAGACCAAGCGCCAGCAAGCAGTCGAAGCTATGATGCCGCTGCTTACAGGCAATGAGCAGTTGTTCAATATTGCGGGTGACTTGGTTTTCCGAAACATGGACTTCCCCGGCGCGGACGTTATTGCCGACCGCCTTGCCGCCATGAACCCAATGGCTAATATTGATGAGAAATCAGATATACCGCCTGAAGTTCAGATGCGTCTGGCGCAATCACAGCAACAACTGCAAGAAATGCAACAGCAATTGCAGGCCGCTATGTTGGAAATTAACAACCGTGGTCAGGTTGCCCAAATCCGCGAGGAGGGCGCAACCAAGCGCAAACTCATGGACGTTACCGCACGGGCGCACAACACAGAAACCATCAATGAAGCCAAAGTTAATCAGACCAATCTCAATGCAATCACCAGCCAGAACAAGACTGAAGTTGATGCGTTGGTCAAAATGCTTATTGCAAGAATGCCAACTGACCAATTGATGATGGAAATTGAACGACTGAACGCTGAACAGCAACAGCTCGCAATGGCTGCTTCACAGGACATTTCGCACGAAGCAAACCCATTCATTAATGCACAACAAATGCAACAACCGATGCAGCCGCAACCAATGCAAGAACCAATGCAGCCGCCAATGCAACAGTCGTTTGAACCGCCTATGCAATGATTGACAGCACAATAATTTCGTGGTAAAAACCACAAAACCTTACCAGTTGGGTCAACTGGGTGAATTCTTTGAGGAAACTCAATGTCAGAAGTATCAGAAAGACTTGCCGCCAATGTGGTGACAAGTGAAAATTTAGCTGAATTTAACGCCAAGAGAATGGGTTTAGCTGATCCAACGCCAAGCGAGGCTGCCAAACAGGCAGAGCCGCAAGAGGTTGATCAAGGACAGAGTGAACCAACTGAGGCAGAAAATGAAGCGACAGCAACAGAGGATCGAAAACAAAATCCTAAGCTGGAAAGACGGTTTTCAGAGATAACCAAGCAACGCGAAGCAGCACGGGAAGAAGCCCGTAGGGAACGTGAAGCTAGGGAAAATTTGGAAGCAAAGGTTAGGGACTTGGAGGCCAAGTTTCAGCCCAAAGCTGAACCAGTAGCCGAAACAGAACCGTTGCCAGAGCAGTTCAGCGATATGTATGAATACGCCAAGGCGTTGACAGACTATCGTGTAGAGCAGCGATTGCAGGAAGAAAAGCAAAAAGATGCACAGGCCAAAGCCGCCGCCGAACACGCCAAGCTGATAGACGCATGGGGTCAACGGGTAAAGGCAGCCAAAGCTGAAATGCCAGACTTTGATGACATGGTTAATTCCACAGACGTTACGGTAAGTAACGAAGTGCGGGACGCAATCTTTGAATCAGATGTTGGCCCACGCATCTTGTATCACCTTGCTGAAAATCCTGACTTTGCTGTAAAACTGCAAGGCATGACCTTGACCGCCGCCTTGAGAGCAATTGGGAGGTTGGAAGCGCAGTACGAAAAGACTGACGCAAAGCCTGTTGTTGGGAAAAGTAAAGCACCCGCGCCGATCAATCCAATCAGATCAGCAGCTAACGGGCGTGATGTAAACCTAACCAGCGATGGTCAATTTCATGGTTCATATCAGGCATGGAGAGCAGCACGATTGGCTGGAAAGATTCGCTAAACCCATTCTTTTAAGGAAACAAAATGAGCAACAATCTGCTTACCATCAGCATGATCACCAACGAAGCGTTGATGGTCTTAGAAAACGAATTGACTTTTTCTAGCGAAGTCGAAAGAAACTATGACGATCAATTTGCCGTTACTGGCGCAAAGATCGGTGCAACTTTGAACGTCCGCAAACCCGGTCGTTTCATCGGCACAACTGGCCCTGCGTTGAACGTTGAAGACTTCAACGAAACATCAGTGCCTGTCACCTTGTCCACACAGTTCCACGTTGATACCCAGTTCACCAGCCAAGATTTGGCTTTGTCCTTGGATATGTTCAGTGACCGTGTATTGAAGCCTGCTGTTGCAGCTATTGCCAACAAGATCGACTTTGACGGTCTGACAATGGCTAAAAACAACACCGCCAACATCGTTGGTACTG